GATTTAAAAAAAGTGGGTGGTGCACCTGAGATAGGTGCGGGAAGGTGGGTGGGTTACCCCCTCACTCAGAAAAAGAATCAAGAGTCGGGCAAGGTCCTCGTCGCCTCCTTCCTTGCTCGGCTCTTTATTTTCGGGAGGTGATTTATGAGTATAAAGCGAATTGAAGGTTGGGACAAAATAGATTACCCAACACCTTTATTTGTGAGAATGTCGATTTTTTATGCGGTTGTCTTAGTCTTGTCAAATATTTTAGCCTCAAAAATAATTCAAATTGGTTTTGTTTTTTTGCCTGCTGCTGTAATTCTTTTCCCTCTTGTGTATATTGTCTCTGATGTGATGACTGAAGTTTATGGTATGAGACTTTCATTATTAGCGATTCGTTCAAATGTTTTTATGAACCTTTTGCTTATTGTGATTACTTACATCGCAACGAAATTACCACCTGCACCATTCAGTCAAGATATGCAAGTCGCTTTTGAGAGAATTTTTCACTTCACTTGGCGCATCGTTTTAGCTTCTATGATTGCTTACTACCTCGGGGACTGGTCGAATAGTGCAGTCGTTTCGAGGTTGAAAGTGCTTCAGAATGGGCGAAACTTCCCTCTGAGAGCTTGGCTCTCGACTGTGGTTGGTGAAGGTGTCGATACGCTCTTATTCATCACAATCGCATTTGCAGGTTCGATACCAGGCAAAGTTTTATTCAATATGATACTCTCTCAGTATCTTTTCAAAATCACCTATGAATTAGTTTGCTTACCAATTACGACTCAGGTTGTGAAGTGGTGGAAGCGAGCTGAAGGCTTTGAAGTTTATGATTACACTGATGACCCAATCAAAACATACAGACCAATCTAAGGAGGTTTTTTATGGAGTATGTTTCGAAAATAGAAGAAATGTCTGATGAAGAGCTGAGAAAACGAATCGAAAAAGTTTTTAATTCTCAAATCAGAGAAATTCGAATCATACCTTTCTTAGCAAAAGAGAAACCAATAATCGAGTATGTATACCCTGAGCTTGTAGCTCGATGCCCAATGACTGGTATAAAAGACCTCTACAAAATCAAAATCAAATTCGTGCCTAATGACAAAATACCAGAGCTTAAGAGTCTCAAATATTACTTTATGGCTTTTGAAGATATACCTATCTCTCACGAGTATCTCGTTGCAAAAATATATGAAGACTTTGAGAAGACTTTTCAACCTCAGAGGCTTGCGATTGTTTTATTTGTAGCCTCACGAGGCGAAATTCAAACGACCGTAATTTATGGTGATAAAGAGCTTTTAGAATACGGTAGAGAGAAGGAGGACGAGAGCTTCGGGAGATGAAGCTGTTTTTTGTGGTGGTCGATAAAACATATAGCTATCTCTCGCATCTCAAGAAAAAGAGGTTTCTCTTCTCATATTACTATTGCAAAGACCTTTACTTAAAACACTATTTCAGAGATATCAAACCAGATGAATTGTTTATCGATTCAGGCGGCTTTGAGGCTCAGAAGAACGGTGTCAAAATAAATGTAAAAGATTACTCGCAATATATCAAGAGAAATTCAGATATAATTACCCAATATGCAAATCTCGACACCTCGAGTATAGAAGAGAGTCAACAGAACCTTGAATATATGGAGAGTGTCGGTCTCAAACCGATACCAGTTTGGCACGCTACAGAACCATTAGAGCTTTTCGAAAAGATGTGTGAAAAATACCCCTATGTGGCGGTTGGCGGTGTCGAGTATGGTGGGAATCGAGATATAACAGAGCGGGTAACGAGACAAATATTCCCGATTGCTATGAAGTATAAAACTAAGATTCACTCGTTTGGTATGACTTTTATCGGCTTACTCAGAGAATACCCCTTCTATTCAGCTGATTCTTCAACCTGGAGAAGCGGTTTCAGATATGGGACGGTATTTGACTTAGACAATCGAGGGAACCTGATTTCAAGGCATTGGAACGACGATAAGCTATTTTTGAGAAGAGTATTTCAAAAAGCTAAAGAAGCTGGGCTCGATGTGAACGAGTCGCTTTTTATGAGAGGCGATGGTTTCGAGATTTCAAAGTGGAACGCTTATGTGTGGGGATTACTCGCTGAAGAGCTTGAGAATAAGAACGACGCTTATTGGGAAGAAGAAGAGAGCCGAGAAACGACAGGCGAAAAGCCTAGAAAAAACCCTGGGGACTACCTACCACCTGAGACTAAAGGCAAGATTCAAGAGATTTTAAAAGACCCTGAGATAGAAGCGAAGCGACTTGCGAGACTTCGAGAGAGCTTAACCAACTTCAAGAGCGGTAGATATGCTGAGAATTTGCCTTATTACTGCAATAATTGCTATGTAAAAGACAAGTGTCAATTCTATCAAGAGCCGAAAAACGAAAATGATAAAGTCTTGTGTGCTTTGAGAGAAGAATTTAAAACCTGGTTTTCACCAGATGACTTCGATTATAGAGAAGAAAACAAAGTGAACGCTGTAAGGAACCGAATTATAAACATTTTACTGCAACGCGCTGCATTCAACTTGTGGGCTGAATTACTCGATGGCGGTATTCAAGATAAAGCTCTCACAAACCTCTTGACTATGGTTCTCGACAGGTTAAATGTAAAGCAACCTCTAATTCAGCAAGTGAATGTCGGTAAAGAAGGTGGCGGTGATATCGTTTTAATCTCAGCTGAAGACTTGAAAAAAGTGGTCGAGGAGCTAAAGAAAAATGGAGAGCTTAAGTGAATACTTAACCAAACTTAAACAGCTCTATGGTAATGTAATGATTTATACTCGAGTATTTTCGGAGGTCAAAAAAGCTTATGAGCTTGGGAAGAGACACATTTGGGTCGAAGGTGGGACTTCAGCCTCTAAAACTTGGTCGATACTTCAATTTTTAATTTGGTTAGCTAAAACGAGTGATGAACCACTTCTGATTTCTGTGGTCTCAGAGAGCTACCCTCATTTGAAGAGAGGAGCGATGCGAGACTTTTTCGCAATCTTAAATGAACCAGTCGATGGGAACCCGAATTTTAACAAGACTTCACACATTTATAACTTCGGAAGGTCAAAAGTCGAGTTTTTCTCAGCTGACCAACCTGCAAAGCTCAGAGGCGCTCGTAGAGATGTTTTATTTGTGAACGAGGTGAATAACATTTCATATGATGCCTTCAGAGAACTTGATGCAAGAACTCGATTATTGACGATTGCTGATTGGAACCCAGTGAGTGAGTTTTTCTTTCACATTTACAACCTAAAAGACTCACCAGACTCTTATTATATTCACGCAACTTATAGAGATGCTCTCGATGTGGTGCCTCAAGAGGTAATCGATAACATTCTGAAGATGGGAGAGCGAGACCCAAATTGGAAGCGAGTTTATATCGATGGTCTCTTAGGCAAAGCTGAAGGTCTTGTCTACCCGTATTTTGATTTAATTGATGATTTACCGCAAGGCGATTATTTTTATGGTCTCGACTTCGGTTTCTCAACAGACCCGACTGCTCTTGTGAAGTGTGTGATTCTAGGCGAAAATCTTTACATTAAAGAACTCATCTATGAGACAGGTTTAACGAACCAAGAAATTGCAAGTCGTATGGTCGAGCTTGGTGTGAGAAGACACTATGATGAAATTTTTGCTGATGCAAGCGAACCAAAGTCAATTGAAGAGATACACAGGTATGGGTTCAATATCAAGGGAGTTTCGAAAGGTCCTGGTTCGGTAGAATACGGTCAGCAATTAGTCAGGCAATTCAAGATTCACATCACAAAAGACTCACTGAACCTAATAAAAGAGTTTCGAAATTTTAGGTATATTGAAGATAAAGACGGTAAGCTCACTGAGAAAACGACTCACACCTTCAGTCACGGTCCCGATGCTGTGAGGTATGCTGTGATGGGGAAGGTGAATCGTGGTAAACCAAAAATTGATATAATATAAGGTAGGTGATGCTATGGGACTTTTTGATTTTTTCAGAAAAAAGAAGGATTTTACTTATACATCGACTGGGCTTTTAGTGGGTCAATTCGGCTCTGATATTGAGTCGCTGGTCGACGCTGCAATTAAGAACCCATACATAAATCGAGCTTTGAACCTAAGAGCGCAGGCGGTTGCTGATTTAAGCTGGGAGATTGTATCGAACGATAAACCTAACGAAAAATTGATGTCTTGGTTTTCACAACCGCTGAACCTCACCTCGAGGCAATTTATTCAGAAAATTCAGCTTTGGAGGGATATTGCGGGAGTCGCTTTTGTGCGAAAGTCGTTCCCTCAGCCTGAATTACTCGACGGTGATAGAGTTTCGCTCTTAGTCACCCCTTCAGAAATCAAAATCATTTACACTCGAATGTTTCAGGTCGATACTTACGATATTTCTGAAGTCGCTCTCATTACAGGTCAGTCACCGTTCGTTAGGGTTATAAAAGATATCTCACCGCTTTATTCAGTTTTTGAAGACGCTAAGCTTCAATACAGGCAGGTGGAGGTGCTTTCAAACATCTTTAAAAATGGTGCTTTTTTGAATATGATTTTTACGACTCAAGACGAATTGACACCTGAAGAACTTGACAACATCAGAGAGCAGATAAAAGAGAAGTATACCGCACCAGCAAACGCAGGGAAGGTAATGCTCTTGAGTGGTTCAGATTGGAATGTGGTTGATATTAAGAACTCGCCTTTACAATTTGGAATTAAAGAGGTTGATGACTTAATAAAACAGCGTATAATGATAGTGTTTGGTATACCCTCTGTGTTTTTCAACGATATGCAGGGAGTCAATAGAGCAGTAGCTCAGACTCAAGAGTATATTTTCGAAAAGTATGTAATAAAACCGCTTGCTAACGACCTCGCAGAGCAAATCACGAGTAAAATCTTAGATTCGAAAGCTGAGTTTCGCTTTAAATATGAAGAGAACCTCTCGCTTGAAGATATGCAAATGCTTTGGGATATCAGAAAAACTCAGCTCGAAGTTGGTTATACTTATGTGAACGAACTTAGGCAACAAGATGGTAAAGAACCGTTACCTTGGGGTAATGACTTCTGGGGTAATTTGTCTATGACTTCACTCGGCTCGGTGAGTTTTTCAGCTGAAAAGATACTCGAAAAACTTGAGAGAATCGAAAAGAGACTTGAAGAGCGAGACCTCGATTTTGATATGATTTCAAAAGATTATATCGCTCTCACTGAACCGATGGAGAAGCGCCTTGCTAAGGAGGTTATGTCGATTTTTGAAAAACAAGAGAAGTATATTCTGAGTCAACTCGAAAAACGCAAAGGCATCGTTCAGAAAATCGAGCTGAGTGATGTGGTTGATATCACTTTGCCTGATGACTGGGTTGATTACATTGTTAAACATCTTAAGCCTTTTATCTTGAGTTTTATGCAACAGGCGGGAGACAAGACAATCGCATTGCTTGGTTTCTCTGCAAGTTTCAACCTCCAAGTGCCTTCGATTCAAGAGTATCTGATGAAGTCTCTCGAAAAATCAGCCTCTGAAATTATACGAACCACCAGAAAAGATGTATATGACCAACTCCTTGAAGGTGTCAAGAACGGTGAATCAATACCTCAATTAGCTGATAGAATGCGAACGCTTTTTGAAGAGACTTACAAGAATCGGAGTAAAACAATAGCTCGAACTGAGGTAATCTCAGCAACAAACTATGCAAAAATCGAATCAGCAAAACAAGTCGGTATGAGAAAAAAGGTTTGGGTGACTGCAATTGATGAGAGAACTCGAACTGGTCACGCTGAAGCGAATGCTCAAGTGAGAGATATTGATGAACCTTTCGAAGTCGCTATTGAAGCTGGTGAAGAAAAAGAGCCTTTAATGTATCCCGGTGACAAAAGCGGTTCACCAGGGAATATAATAAATTGTAGGTGCACGGTAGCATTTAGGAGGGATTGATATGAATAAAAAAACCTTTATCGCAAAACAAATCAATGTGGTAGACCACACGGTTGAAGCTTATGCATCAACAAAAGACCTCGACCGTGATGGGGAGATTATTTTACCAACCGCTTGGGACCTCTCAGAATACAACGGTATCGTTGTCGATTCTCACGATTATCAAACTATTAAGAATGCGATTGGTAAAGTAATCGAAGCTAAAACAGATGACAAAGGCTTGTATGTGAAGATTCAGTATTTTGTTTCTCAGGGAAATGAAGTCGCTGATTGGGCTTGGGTTTTGGTTCAAAACAACCTCGCAAGCTATTCAGTCGGTTTCATACCTGTCGAGTCGGTTCCAGGTCAAGGTGAAGTCAAGAGAATTTATACAAAGGTCAAATTACTCGAGATTTCGCAGGTCTTGGTGCCTGCAAACCCTTATGCGGTTCAAGACTCAATTGAGTATGAACCTTTAATTAAAATGTTCAAAGAATTAACGGGAGGTGTAAAGAGTATGAACGAAATTAAAAAAGGTGTGATACCTTACCACGATTATGGGAACGCACCAGAAGACTACGAGTGGGACGCTGCAAAAGAAGTTAAAGAAGCTGATGTCGATAAGCTCAAGAAGATGTGCGCCTGGTATGATGAATCAAAGCCTGATGTCAAATCGAGCTACAAATTGCCTCACCACCGAGCCTCTGATTTGAAAGCTGTATGGCGAGGAGTCGCTGCTGCAATGGCTGCTCTCTTGGGCGCTCGTGGTGGTGTCGATATGCCTGAAGAAGACAAACCTGATGCCTATAAGCACCTTGCTAAGCATTATGAAGATTTCAACAAAGAACCACCTGATTTTCATAAGCATTATGAGTCTGAAGAAGAGATTCTGAAAGCTTGTGGTGTATATGATTTCGAAAATGAGGATTTTGAAAATGAGAAAAATGTGGTAAAATATGGTAGAGTATTGAGTGAAGCTAACCGTGAGAAGATTAAAAATGTTTTGGAGGGAATAAGCAACTTAATTAAAGAGCTTAAGAGCTTACAAGCGCCTTTGCAAGAATTACTCGACCTCTCAGAGGTTCAGCAAGATAGCGCCTCATTAGAGGTGACCGCTGAGAAATCTGAGAAGGTGAGTAATGAGATTTTGAAGATACTAAAAGAACTTAAAGAATCATTTGGGAGGTGATTCAAATGAACGAAATCGAAACCTTAAAAAACGATATAATTGAGAAAGCGGTTCAAAAAATTATGGCTGAACTCAACTCGAAATTTATCACTCACGACGAACTCGTTGCAGCTTTTAAAGAATTTACCGCTCATAAAGATGTCTATTCAGTCGAACCAGGTTTATTAGCAAAAACAATCAGAGGCTTGGTAATTAAAGGACCTATGCTCGAAGGGACTGGTTCAGCTGGCGGTTACTTGGTCCCACCAGAATATGTGAATCGTATACTCGATGTCGCTATTCAGCAAAGTGTCGTATACCCCAAAGTAACCAAGATACCAGTCGCCTCTAACCAGATGTATCTTACAGGGGTGTCAAGTGCTGTAACCTTCTCTTACCCAGGTGAAAACGCAACCACCACTCCAACCGCTCCAATAATTTATCAAGCTGGTGTGCCTATCAAAAAAGGTATGGCATTGGTCGATATCCCTAATGAATTACTCGCTGATGCAACCATCGGAGGTGCCGTCGATGCTTATCTCGTTAACCTCATAGGTAGAGCATTCGGTAAAGAAATGGACAGGTTGATTTTGGTTGGTGATACTTCAAGCGGTGACCCGTTCAATGGCATCTTGAATACTTCAGGCATCACTTATGTGGTTGAGGCAACAGGTCACACATCAGATGTCACCTATGATGCTTTGATTGATGCAATCAATGCAATACCAAGCGATTACAAGCTCAACCCCTTCTGGATTGCTCACAGAACCTTCTATGCAAAAGCCTTCGAAGTCAAGACAACTACCAACCAGCCTGTATTGAACCCAGAGGCAAAAACATTAGTCGGTTACCCGTTTGAGAGAGTCGAGGTAATGCCTTCAACATTTGCTGCCTCAAAACCTATTGCTCTCTTTTGCGACCCAGTCAATGTGATGTTTGGTATGAGACAAGAGCTGCAGATTACTGCCTCGAAAGAAGCCAAATTCGATTTAGACCTCACTGAGCTTAAAGCAACCTTCAGATTCGGCTTCTATATTGCTTACCCATCGACCTTCGTTGTGATAAAGACTTCAGCTTCATAGTTTTAATTGAGGGGCGCTCTGAAATATGAGCGCTCCCTCGCTTGGAGGTGATAAAATGAGAGTAAGATTTCTTGAGAATGTTTTTGTAAAAGGCGAGGTTTTCGAAAAAGATAAAGAATATGAAATTGATGATGAGCTTGCTGAGTGGCTTCAAGGTTACTATGAGGTAATTGACAAGTCAATTGATGAACCTGAAAAAGACAAGATGGTAAAAAGCTCTAAGAAAAAGTGAGGAGGTTAAATGATTGTCTCTTTAGATGACCTCAAAAACTTCTTAGGCTTAGACCTTGATGATACAACAAAAGACTCGTATTATACGAGCGTTTTGCAAACTGCTGAAGCGAAAGTGAAAGCATTTTTTGGTGGTGAAGTCGCTCTGAATACTTACACTGAGACAAAGCAATTCAGAGGCAAAGTGTTTTATACAAGATACTTCCCTATCGTTCAAGTGATTTCGCTTTCGATTGACAACAACCCAGTGGCCGACTTTGTGGTTGGCAAATACTTCATTTTGCTGAAAAATGAAATTCAAGACTTTACAACGCTTTCGATTACATATAAGGCAGGTTTCGAGACTTTACCTCAAGAGATATACACTGCAATCATCTTGACTGCTGTAAACATTATAAAACTTCAGACCGACCAGAAATCTGATGAAGTTTCTGATATGAGAATGCAACGCGAAATTGAAAAACTGCTCTTGCCTTATCGGAGGTTCCCTGTATGAAACTTGATATTGAAATTGAAGACTCAAACCTCAAAAAAGCTCTTGAAGAACTTGCAAAAAGATACCCGCAAGCTACAAGGCAAGGTATGATAAACACTGCCTTTATGATTCACGAAGATGCAACCTGGAATTGCCCAGTCGATACGGGAAGACTTCGAAGCTCGCTTTGCGTTGCAACAAAAGGTGAGGTTATAAAAGACAACAAACCACACAGCCCAGAAGATGTTATAACCCCACCTAAAAGCGAATTTGAAGTCTATGTCGGGACTCGAGTGTTTTATGCACCTTATATCGAATTTGGGACCCGAAAAATGAGAGCGAGACCTTATCTGAGACCTGCTTTTCAAAAGAATATCGATAAGCTCATAGATGAGATAAAGAAGGAGGCTCAGAATGGTTAATGAAGTTATAACTGCTCTCAAAAATTCAAAAGTTTTCGGCTCGAGAGTTTTTGAGGTTTCAGCACCGCATTCGACCGCTTTGCCTTACGCTCAAGTTTACCTGCTCGGTGCTTCAGACCTCGAAGGTGATGGTAAAGGTTTAAACATTCTAAGAGGTGTGGTTGTTATTGATGTTTTCACAAAGCAAAATGTCGATTATTATATTCAACAGGTTCAACAAGCTTTATTGAGCCTAAACAAATACATCTCTCTCAGGTTCGTGAGAACTTTTGCTGAGAGCGATGGGACTTTTCACTTAGTTTTTGAATACAATATAATGTAGGGGAGGTGAAATGATATGCCTTTAAACACACAAATCGCAATAGTGGGAATCACTGATGCGAAATTTAAAGTCGGTTCGACTTTAACCGATATTGGTGGTATAGAAGAACTCGATATTGACTTTGATGGTATAGAGCAACTCGTTCGAGGTGATGATGGTGTTATTGCTTATATTGCAGCGAAAACAAATGCAAAAGTAACCGTGAAATCAGCTATTTTAGACGTTTCAGCAATTGCAGCGCTTACAGGCGACACTCTCTCAACTTCTGGAACTTCACCAAACCAAGTCGCTACCTTAGCAATCAAGTCAGGCACCGTGCCGAGTGGGACTCTTGAAGGTCAGGCAACCATTATTCAAGGCTTGCAAGGTGCTACAAATACGACACCAGGCGACGTCCACTTTAAAATTGCTGTTTTTCAAATCAACCCAACTTCGTTAAAGCTGAGTATGAAAATCGGCACGGCATCTGGTTTCGATTTCTCTGGTGTAGCGATACCTGATTCGACTGGGACAATCGTAACAATTACCTTGAACGAGACTAAGACCGCTATCACTTAATGCCTATGAGAAAGGAATTTGAAGAATTATCTCTAAAAGCGAGGCAGGTTCGAGTGAAGTTACCAAGCGGTATTGAGTTTGATTTTCTTTTACCGACGGTCGGTGATATTCTGAAATTCACAAGTAAAACACCCGAGCCTGCTGATGTTTTAGAGCTTATACGAAAAGGTTTGCCTGATGATGTTACCCTCGAGGAGTTACCCATTACCGACTACTTCTATTTGATGAAGCTGGTAAATGATTTTTTCGGGCAACTTGGGAACTCCCAGACTGGTTCAGAGACTTCGCAAAAAACTTGATACAAGTGGGAATTTTACCCCACGAGTTATTAGAACTTTCACCGCTCGAGTTTCTTTTCGACTTGCAAGTTTTGAGTGATACAAATGATAAGATACAAGAGGCAAAAGAGAAGTGGTATAAAGAAATGCTGAAGAGGTATCAAAAATGATTATTGAAGAATTACTTGTGAAACTCAAAGCTGAAACGAGCGAGTTTCAGCAGGGAATGCAAGAGGTCCGAAAACAATTAGAGGACCAAGGGATAAATATTAAGAAAACATTCTCTGAGATAAGCACCACAATGATTGCTGCTGGTGGTGCAATTACAGGTGCGTTAGGTTTCGCTGTAAAAGCGGCTGCTGAAGAAGAGAGCGCTCAGGCAAAATTGAATGCAATTCTCAAAGCGACAGGTCAATACTCAGAAGAGGCAAGCAAATCGATTATTGAGCTTGCGAATGCGATACAAGCGAAAACTGGTATTGACAATACCGCTCTTGAGAATGGCGCTCGTATGCTTTTGCAATTCGGTGCGACTGCTGATGAAGTAAAACAGCTCTTGCCTGTTTTAGCTGACCTCTCAACTGCAATGGGTGTCGATATAGAGACAGCGGCGGCTCGTATGGGTCAAGTTTTCGAAGGGAATTTTAACGCTCTGAGAAGATATGGTATTGATTTAAGAGAGTTTCAGAACCAATTAAATACAACTCAAAAGAACCTTGAAGACACTCAAAAACAACTTGAAGCCTTAAGAGAGAAGTATGAGACAGGTAAAATCTCAACCTCAGAATATGAACGAGCGACGGCGGTTTTAACCGCTCGGTATCAAGAACTTCAAAAGCAACTTGAGAATTTGCAATCACCAGCTGCCGTTGCAAACGCAATTATTCAGAACTCAACTTCAATAAATGGTCTCGCTGAAGAACAGGCAAAAACACTTGCAGGTCAAATCGCTGTATTGAAAGCTGAATTTGAAGACTGGGCGAAAAAAGTCGGCGGTGTCTTGATACCAGTGATTAAAGACTTACTCGAAAAGTATCTTAAACCATTACTCGATAGACTTTCAGAAATGAACCCAGTGGTTTTAGAGAATATTGTGAAGATTACTGCTCTCGTTGGTGCTTTTCTTTTAGTAAGTGGGACACTTGTGAAAGTCGTTTCAGGTTTGGTGGGTATGGTTGAGACTTTTCAAAAGCTCATTACAATCATTAAAGCGGTTGCTGAATTACCTGCTCTTGGTATGCTCTTTTCACCAACAGGTCTCGTATTGTTAGGCATAGGTGCTTTAATCACGGGACTTGTTTTGATTATAAAACATTGGGACCAAATCAAAGCTGCTATGATGGGATTTTATGAGAGGTTTATTAAACCGTGGCTCGACCCTCTCATTAGTGGTTTAAAAGTCGTTATTGGTCTTTTCGAAAAAATCGGGGACTGGTTCAAAAAGCTCGGTGACAAAATCAAAAACACCGTGACGACTTCAAGTGAAAACCTTAACAATGCTCTCGCTAATATCGAATGGGGAGGTGGTTTCGCTACAGGTGGGGAGTTTGTAGTTTCGAGACCAACTCTCTTCTTAGCAGGCGAGGCGGGGACTGAACGAGTCAAGGTGACACCGCTTAGCGAAGAAGAAGACAGGCAAGTATTTTATGAGATGTTAAAAGAGCTGAGAAGATTTAATAATGAGACTGCGCCTGCTCTTGCAAGGCAAATTACACTCGGAATTGCTGGTTTAGGAGGTAAGGTATGATTTACCTCAGAGACACTTCGAATAAAACTTATACAATAAACGGCCACGCTACAATTAAAAGCGATGTCGATTATTATTCATATCACATACCTTATACCGCTCTAAGTTATGCAAATTCGCTTGGTTTAAAACTTCAAGAGATTACAATCACAGGTTATTTACAAAGCAAAACAGATATACCATTGCAAAACATCACAAAAATAAGCTTCGATAACTTTTCAACTTATCAGAATGTTTTTGCTGTTTTAAATGTCGATTTTCAGACCGTTATGAGTGGTTTTTATATACCTTTTTCAGCGTCGTTATTAGTCTCACCTCTCAGATATGGCACAACTCGAAGCGCTACAAGTTTATGGGGACTCACTTCAACAAGCCTAATAAACTATGGGAATTATAAGACTTACCCGAGTATTACATACTATGCACCAAGATTCTATTTCCCTTTGAACCTGAATTTAATCGATTTTGCAGGCTCGAGCATCACTTTCACAAACTCGAACTCGAAAAACTATAACGGTGTAAGCTACCCAGCAAATACCCCGATTTTTGACGAAGGCTTGCTGATTACCACGAACGATGTCGCTACCTTGAATATTTCGAATTACACAAGCGGGACCTTGTTATTAAAAATCAAATACAAAGCTCAAAACACTTCAAGCCCAAGAACGATTCTCAAAAATTCGAATTTTGAGCTTCAATTAGACAAAACAAATGGGTATATCAAACTTATTAAAGGCTCTGATACTTTACAAGTTTCGTATTCAAACTCAACCTATGAGGCAGGGAACGTTTATCTTATTGGTATTCAGTGGAACGCCTCAAATACTTATCTTGCGGTTGCTAAGTGGGACTCAACAAATAAGAAATTCGATTCTTCAACACTTCAAACGACCTCAGGCGCTTTCACTTTGAGCTTTGGTTCAACTTACTTAGGCTCGGATGGTTCAGGGAACTGGTTAGGTGATGCAATCTCAGACCTCATTTTATACGATTATCAAGTCTCGAGCTGGACTTCAACATCGTATAACTTCACTTTAAACCCTCTGAACTTCAGTGGTTTATATATTGCAAACAAAACAGCGGGACCAATCACTTATCAGAGCGGTATTTTAATCGATTCAAGCGGTAATGATATCACGGGACTTGTGAGTGGTTCACCTCTTGTATTCAACCCTGCAACTTCAACCACAATTCAATTACTTGATGGGCTTTCAGCTAAGTGGGACGTATCAATAAACGATACCTATTACCCGTGAGGTGAATAATGGCTAAACTATATGAATACTACAATACTGGTGACGATGACCTATCAGCAGTATATTCTACAACTTGGAAGGCTCAGACTTTTACCCCTCAAGTCTCACATTTAATTACGAGTGTAAGGCTTAAGCTTTGTAGAGTCGGTTCACCAGGCACCATCACGGTTTCAATTCGAGCTACTGATGCAAATGGGCACCCGACTGGCTCAGATTTATGTTATGGAATTTATAATGGGAACAACATAACAACTGATACAGCTGGTGCGTGGTATGAAATAACCTTCACGAATGGAGCTGTTTTAACAGCAAATACAAAATATGCTATCGTTGTGAGAGTAGCAGGCTTAGATACTTCGAACTGCATAAAATGGAGAATTAAATCAACAAACCCTGCATATAGTGGCGGGAATTTTGAGACTTCTTCTGATGGTGGCAATACTTGGTCTGCTGTAGCTGCTGATGCTATGTTTGAAGAGCGGGGAGGTATAAACCCAAGCAACCCTCCAACTAACATAACAGTTTATCCGATACCTGGCACAGGTGTAGAGGTCAGAGCGACTTTTACAGCTACCAATGGACTGCCTGCAACTTATGCAAGGTTTCAAGTCGCTTCTGATTCGAACTTCAATACCGTTGTTTATGATTCAGGTCAAATCTCAATAAACCCTGTATCAGACAATTCGTCTACCACCCTTATTTTCCCTTGGGTGCCTTCAACCTCGGGAACCTATTATTATCGCTTGTGTTTTTGGGACAATCTGAACTATACTTATACGAACTGGTTAGTTTGGAATGGAACGACGGTCGGTGAAAGCAGTGAGATTGCTGTAAATTTATTACCTAATGGTGATACGGGAACGCTTCAGCTTAGTATTTATCCTACCTCACCAACAACGCACTATGACAAAGTCGCA